CCCGGCATCTTCGGTAATGGCAAATACACTACCTTCTTTGGCATAGTCTTTGGCATATTTGGTGCCACTCACATATGGCATCTTTTCGATAACCACAGTGTTGTTTGAAGTATCCATCCAGGGCTGTGTGCTCAGTTCAAATCGTGTGTTGCCAGGAACTGCCGCTAGAAAATCTGCGGCCATGAATAGTCCGTTGCGTTGAGCTTGGTAAGGGCTTATGGTTCCAGAGCTTAATAATGTTGTGGGTGCATCTTCTGCCGCGGCACTACTTATTACTGTGATACCGAGTATCATTACTGCTAATATATTTTTGATCATTTTGTTTTCCTTTAATTTTATTTGGTAGCCGGCATCTCTATGGTAAGATTGATTATTATTTTTGTTGGTGCATTGCCGTTGTTTCCATTACCGCCAACACTAACGGTATTAGTAGTATTGCCATACGATCCTTGTAGATTGGTATTGCCATACGAGCCCTTGATATCGGTATTACCGTATGATCCTTGTAGATCAGTATTACCGTAGGATCCCTTGATATCGGTATTGCCGTAGGAGCCTTGTAGATCAGTATTGCCATACGAGCCCCGGAGGCTGGTGTTGCCATTGTCTTTTACAGCGGCCTTGCCGTTGTTTTGTGTGCTCTGTGCGAATCCAAATGCTGGGATTAAAAAAGCCAGCATAATAAGTAATTTGAGTTTCATATTGTTTCCTTTTTCTTTGCTTCTCTTGCTTTCGCGGCAAGAGATTTCTTTAGCTTAGTTTCTGCCGAGTCAGTTCTGCCTTGTTGCGAAGCTGACATTTTTGCCTTTGTTTCTGCTGACATTGTTCTACCAAGCATACCTTTATTTGGTTTTCTACTCTTTAACTTTGCTCTTGTTTCTTCACTAATAGACGGACGATTCTTTGCGGCAATAGCCATATTGCGTTTTGTTTCTTCAGAGAATGTTCTACCTTTTTGTGCTTGCGACATTCTTATTTTAGTTTCTTCTGTGCGTTTTTGTCCTACTCTTTTCTTAGCGGCTTCTTTTTGTAAGTTAGGATTGCGACGAGCCGGATTATTATCGCCCGACATAGATTGTGCGTATTGTCTGCGAAGCCATCCGTATGCTTTATTATTTCGCTTACCGTTATTAATCATAGAACCAGTAGTCATATTCATTGCGGCATACAATAACTTTTGGTTACCTTCATTTATTTTACATAACAGCAAGTGAGCAAGATAATGTTCTTCGGGATAGAGACTTATAATATTTTCTTTACTATCGTCACCGCCAAGGCAGCGAGGAACTATGTGATGTTTTTCAACATAGCCCTCACTAATCCTGCGTGTAGCACGATTGATTAAGTTATTGTAAATTTTTTGATAGTTCATAGTTTACAGGCCAAACAATCCTCTTCGTCGCCAAAATCATCTACTGGTAACTCAACAACTTCATCACTTTTATCAGACTTACTACCTTGCTTATCAATAAGGCTATAATAAAAAGTTTTTCCGCCCCATTTATGGAACAACATTAAATTCTTAGCAATCAATGTCGACGGTACCTTTCTATCTGGAAAATGCTTTGGTGAATAAAATGTATTAGTACTTATGCTTTGGTCAACATACACTTGAATAACCGCGGCAGTTTTCAAATAACCCACACAGTCTTTCTGATCCCACATGAGTTGATATTTATTCTTTAACTTGTTGTATTCTGGCACCACCTGGATCAATGATCCTGCTTTCGATTCTTTGACTGTGATCAGGCTCATGGGCATTTCAATACCGTTGGTTGAGTTGATTACCACGCTAGAACTTTCTACCGGTGCCACTGCCATCAAGGTAGCATTGCGAACTCCATAGGCCTGCATGTTAATACGCAAGGTTTCCCAGTCCAGTTCAGGCTCAAAGTTGGTCAATTCGTTCACAGCTGGAGCACGGAATTCCCAAGGAAACACACCTTGACCATAACGGGTCTTGGCTGAATCTTTACAAGCACCTCGTTCACAAGCCAATTCTACTGTAGCTTCGGTCAAGTAATAGGCCTGATGCTCCATCCATGACTTGACTTCTTGTAAGGCATCTGTTTCACCATATTCAAGACCACGCTTGGCATGCCAGTAGGCCAGGTTAGTAATGCCAATGCCCAAGGGACTAATCTCGTCGTTACTTAATTTGCTTTGCACTGACAAATAATCTTGATAATCAAGTATGTTGCATAGACTACGCTGTAGAATACGGCAAGCACGGCGCATGTCTTCTGGATTGCGGAATGCTCCCCAATTGATTGAGCCGAGTGTACAAAGAGCAATACGGCCGTCCACATCATCTAATCGTGTAAAACTTCGAGTGGGTAACAAGATTTCACAACAAAGATTACTTTGATAGATGGTGTGTTCTTTAGGGTCAAACGGACCTTGTTTCATTACATTGTCAATAAACACAAGATAAATGCGTCCGGTGTCAGTGCGTTCTTTTAAGATACCGCCTTTGAATACATCTTCAGCATTCATGACCTTGGTGCGCAGATCCTTGCGCTTCTCATATTTCACATATAACTGTTCAAACAGAGCCGTGTCTTGATAAAATGCTTCATACAGGTCAGGGACTTGGTTAGGATCAAAGAATGTAATTAATTCTTTATTCTTGAAGCGACGCCAAAAGAAACTGTTAAGCACTACACCGTAATCCATGAATCTTACTCGTGTTTCTTCAGTTCCTTGATTATTCTTAAGCACAATAAGATCGTCAAACTGATAGTGCCAAATAGGATAAAATACGGTAGCACTTGCATTGCGGATACCTCCTTGTGAACAACTTCTTAAATCTCCAAACCACTTCTTGAGAAATGGTACCATGCCAGTGTGCATGACTTCACCACCGCGGATGGGTGCGCCTAAGGGACGCAAGCGACCAACTTCCAAGCCAATGCCGGCTCGCTTGGCCGCATACTTGGCCATCATTTCTCCTGAGGCAAAAATACTATCGAGATTATCGTCACTACGTATAAGCACACAACTGCTAAATTGTTTTGTTGGTGTTCCCAATCCAGCCAGAACAGGAGTCGCAAGAGTAAACAGGCCGTCACTAGCAGCATTGTAATATTCTTTAATGTAACGCATTCTAGCACTGTTAGGCTCTTCTCGATGGAATACAGTAGCGGCTGCAATGATATAACGAATTTGGGGAGTTTCATAAATTTCCTTTGTGGCACGATTGCGTACTAGATATTTTTCAATCAACTGTTCAATGGCCGCGTATGAATAAAGTTCGTCCTTGTCATGATCCAACATGTCGTTCATGCGGTTCCAGTCATCTTCTGTGTACCATTCTAATAGTTCTGGAGTGTAAAGTCCCACTTCCACATTTTTCTTTACAATGTCGTACAGGTGTGGAACTATGTATGATCCGTATACATCTTTGCGTAACATGCTGAGTCGTTGTTTGCCGGCCACATACTGATAGTTGGTATGACCAATGTCGGGATTTGATTCGATGTCAATCAGATCCACAATGGCTCGCAAGGTAATGCCATCAATCTCCTGCGTGGTGATACCATCATAAAAATGCAACTGTGCTTTGATTTCTATCATTGACTGACTAACATCAGCAATACCTTGACATACCTTAGCGACCTGTGCCTGCCACTTGTCAATCTGTAGTGGTTCTTTCACACCGCTTCTTTTTACAACTGTAATCTGCGTCATCTAACTCTCGTTTGTTTTAATGTGCTACTATTTTATTTGATACTGCTTCAACTGCCGAATTGTTTTTGCTTTGGGTTTGTTATTTAAGATCGAATCATTTTTCCAATTAAGTATATATTTTTCTTTTGCCACGCGGACTAAATTATCACCTTCTTCAGTCAAAACCAGCTCTGCATCGGCCATATCAGCACGATCCAACAGACTTATAGTATACAGGATTCCAAGAGCTCTTGCAAGATCACAATAAACATTATCACTCAGAAGTTGCCAAGGATCTGGCCATAATGCTTGGTCATCCCAATGTAGATAGTAAGGTTGCCAAGGAGTTCCAAACCACCAATGGTTGATAACTGTAAGAGCTTGTTCTAAATCAAGAGATTGAACGCGAATGCGTAGATCTGACCAAGACTCTAATCGGTCAGCAAAGTCTGCTGACCACATTAGGACAAATAGGTAACAGAATAATTAATTATTCCCGGAATACCCGTATTATTTGAAGTGTATTGAACAGTTATGTTGTTGCCAGATTGACTAACCGCTAGAGCTACACCGGTGGTTTCATTTTCCACATAGTCCTGAGACCAATTTAAATCGGCAGATGCTCCGTTACTTGAAACTATCACAGTGCCTGTCTGATAGCCGGTGCCACGAATTATAGTATAATTAAAACTAAATGCTTTTGCCTGGGTAGCACTAATAGTTAACACTGTTGCCGTGGTGTTGTTTACAATATCAATCTTAGAGCCCGACTGTCTTGTGTAGGTTCCCATGCTCAATTGCGAACCATTGGTTGTGGCTATACTAGCTGTATCATTTAACTGTACACAAGGATAGATTGTTGCAAAGTCCGGTGTACGTTGAAAAAGATCACTTATACTTAGATTGTTACTGTTGTATATGTTGATGTTAGGTGCCGATGGTGTACCGGTTACCCCAGTAAACTGATTGCCAACATCATAAAAAACATTATGTCCTGATGCATTCAATTGAATATTGTTTGAACTAGATCCAAACACAATACCTTCTAGAAAAATAGTGTTAAAAAAGTTTCCAATAATTCGTACACCAGTTGGACCACCATTGGTTACTGTGCCATTGCCTAATACAATGCCTTGATACAAAGTAATAAATTTGCCATTGGTGAAAACAATGCCTTGCAGTTGTTGTCCAGTATTGACTGCGTACACTGTGCCTGTAAATACGCATCCATCAAAAACTATTTCTGTACAGATCAAACTGGTGGTGCTTTTAAAATCTACCCCAACAGTATTGTTTGCATTTGTGGTCAAGTTTGTGGTAGTAAGGGGTCCATAAAAACCTACATTTTGAAAATGGCAATTTTTAGCCTGCCCAACTAAGAACACACTAGATAGTGGATCAGCACTTCGAAATCCAAGATTGCTAATATTAACATACTGCGGAGGCACGGCTCCGTTACTGCCAATGTTTGCTCCTGTCTGTTGTAGGCTATCGGCTGTTTGAGCCACATAAGGAACGGCTCCGCCATTGTTGACCAATGAAATTACCGAACTGTTGGTGCCTTCTCCGTACAACATAGCATAGGGAGGAATATTAATGGTGCCACTGACTAGATATGTTCCGGCGGGGAAAAACAAACTACGACGGACTTGTGGATTCACTTCTCGGCAATACAATTGATACAGGGCACGATTAATTGCAGCGGTGTCGTCAGTAACTCCGTCGCCTACAGCGCCAAAATCAGTCACACTGGCAAATTGATCTAACCAGGTTTGAAGACTTTGACTTACCGGTGTACCAGGTGTGGGGCCAGTTTGTACTGTATATCCGGCAGCCTGACCTTTGTAGGTGTAGGTGTTGGTAAAAGCCAAAATATCTGAAAATTCTGTTAAAATTTCAGTATTACCAATTACAGGAGCACCTTGAGCCAAGGTACCATTGCCAATATACAACTGTCGAGTATCAGTACTCCAGCCCAGCTCGGCACCAGCCAACTGAGGCAAATTTGAATTTATACCTAAGCGGTTAGTGATTTGAGATATTTGTACAATGGCCAATTTGATCTTCCTTGAATTCTATTCAGTATTTAGCTAAACTTAATACCAACTGGGCAAACCAGGATCAGCTAAATATTGGTATAAAACAGGAGATTTATATGTCAAATTTTTGGGCTTGTGACGATCGAATTGATCCAGATTCAGCCATGCGGGATCTCGAAAAGAAAGTGCATTTTTTAATGCAACAATTAATGGGTGCCGGGATTATTAATACACGCGGCGGAAATGCAGCCGATGTTCCTAACGATATCGATGCTGACGGAAATGAAGTTGCCGGTCAGTTCCCCACTAATACCTAAGCCTGCAGGTAGTACAGTTCTAGTCTACGCCACCATTGGTCGGACCAGTAGTCAAAATCTTCCGGTTTTAATATAAATTCTTGATATTGTGGGCGACCCAGAGGATTGCCCATAGCATCTATTTCAGGTTTCACACACATCAGCACCACACCCTTGCGTATATTTGTGCCATACACTTCATTGTGTGCCAAGGCATAGGCAGTAAGTTGCAAATAATAGTCTTCAATCCACTCCTGCCGCTTGGGCTTGTTAGTTTGTTTATAGTCTAGTATTGATTCGTCACCCAAGTGTATACCACAGCCATCAGTGGTGCCAGCATATAGGCTAGGAAAATACAAGGGTATTTCTACTCCCCAAAACTCTGACACATTTTGTAAACCATCTTCGATCACTGTTTGTGCCATAGCATGGCTGGCCCACCCAAACGGATTCGATCCGCGGTCTTTGAGCTCGCCTGTTTTTACATAGTGCTCAAGATAGGTGTGCATGCGAGTGCCACGATTGGCCGCTTCGGTGGTAATAGCCTGTGCCTGTGCATGGCCTACACGATTACGCCATTGTTGTAGCGCGGCTTTTTTTTCTTCGGGTTTGGTTTTTTCTAATACCGTGGTCACACTAGGAACACGCTTGCCATCTGGAGTAAGATATAATCTTTTTCCTTCTTCGGTAGTCCTACTCAGTTCATGATAGTTAAATTTTGGATTGTACATTAGATAATTATAACAGTATTATGGTTCGATTGTCAATGATTGAATTTGGTCGGCAAACATTTTTGCTAATGCTTGCTGTGCCTTTGGCCCTGGATGACTGTCTCTAGCCCAGTCGTTTTCAAATGTTGGTGCATCTCTGGTAGTAGATTCAATTACTCGATACCCTAACTGATCTTTTAATAAATTTACAATAGCCCGATTCTTTTCTCTTAGGTTACCGTAATGGATTTCAGTTAGAGTATCGGGCGTAAATGAATCGTAGTCCAATGCTGACATATCTATAATATTGTGTTCTTTATATATTTCATATCGAAATATTTCTGGCCACAAAATACAAACTATTTTAGTGTTTAATAATCCGCCAATGTTATAAAGTGTACGAGCAACAGAATCGCCAGCATTACCGCCAATTCCAAAATTATATACACGATAGTCTGGAAACTGATTTTGCAATAGAACTGGCCAAATTTGATTATTTCTTAGTCCGGTACCCATAGTAAAACTACATCCTATACATATAATCGACGGAGTGGATGAGTTAATTTCAAACTCGGATGTACGAAATCCGTGTGAATTAAATTGATAAACAATAGAATTTTCATCGTACCCAGGGGTAAGAGTGCGTAAAAAATTTTCTCTAGAGTCTGATCCATACCAACTCAAAGTTTGATTGGCATATTTGGTCACTGGTAGGGTGTTAAATTTCCAATAGTTTGTTGTGTTCATTTATTACAAATATTGTTTTATTTTTTTAAAAATTTCGTAGTGTACTTCCTTACTAGGATGTCCAAAATCTGGAAACCAATTTTTTGCTGCCTGAAATGCATTAATTTTCTGTTCAATTTTATTCATAACATCTAATGCCAATTCTTTTATTTTTATATGGTGTATTTCTTTTATCTCGCCAAACATTGATTTAGGAAAATCTGCGATTACCAAAGAACTGATACTTGGAATTGGAATTTTAATTTTACTAAACTGTAATTGGATTATTTCACTAGGAATGTCGCATAGACCACCCAATGCATAAATTGTTAAATTATATTTTTCAGCTAGATACTCGGCATAGTCAAACACAATTTTTAGTTGTTGTATTCCAAATTCGTCAGGACTGTTGTATATAGTACCACCGGGCCAACGCAATGGACAAGTTACAAACCAAAATACAGTGTTAAAATTTACAGCAGTGGATTGGAGATAATTTTCAAGGCTATCAATTGATTCAAAATTTTGATTGCCACCGCGAGATAAATTTATTACCTTGTGATCATGTTCTATTAGAAATTGCTCTAGACCAGCATGTGTGATTGTTGCACCAATGACATTTGGCACAAAATTCCATTCTCCGCACCCCCAACTATCACCAATAATTGCAATCAAACTCTAAAACTTTCTCCGCACCCACAGCGGTCTTTTTCATTGGGGTTGGTAAATTCAAAGCCTTCATTTAGTCCTTGACGCACATAGTCTATTTGTAGGCCTTCAAGATACACACTACTCTTAGGATCAACGACAATAACAAATCCTGCTTGCTCATAGGCAATATCTTCAGAATTAACTGTATCAATATATTCTAACACATAGGCCAGGCCACTACAGCCTGTGGTTTTTACCCCAAGTCGAATGCCTAGGCCTGTTCCACGCTTGTTGAGGTTGGTGACAATTTTTTTGGCAGCTGTGTCAGTTACTGTGATCATATTTTTTTTTATTTGTTAGTATCTGTTCTTTGCACGAGCGTTGACAATTAAAATGCCAGCCTTCTTCGGCCCCCAATAGTGATTCTACTAGATTATTATTAAAAAATTTATTGCCCAACACAGTTGAAATAGTATTCAGCAACAACGACTGATTGTCTAATCCGGCAGTTAGTTGTTTCATGTGGTCGGTACCAAAGTAATTTAGTTCTGTATCAAAATGCATCATGCAACAGGGTATTACATGTCCCAGATGATTAATATATATCTGCCCTTGACTCAAGTTGGGACAAATTTGATTGGTATATACTGGTGGTTTTATCAAGTTATATTTTCTATACCTGATGTGTTGCATTTGATTAATGTCAACTGTGGTGGGCTCTATATGATGGCTGATTTCGCCATTGACCCGCACTGGCCATTTTTCCAATCCTAGAAATCTATAACGATCACCTGGGCCAAAGAGCAAAGCTGAAAATCCATATTCCTTTGATAATTTTTTAATTTCTTCAAGTTGATGTTCGTTGTGCTTGAACAATAAAAATTTCCATATAGCATAGCCACCGCCCTTGGCAAACGCCCTGGCATTATCCATGGCTTTGTTATAGTTTACTCCTACCCTGTAAAAGTGATTGGTATCCTCTAGTCCATCTATACTAAACAAGACTCTAAGATTTGGATACTGTTGACCTAAATTGTTCCACCAGGCAGTACTTCGTATTCCACCGTTGGTCATTAAATGAATTACCGGGCGAGAAGGCAACTTGTAAAAAGCATCAATGAATTTTTCTATTTCAGGGTGCATGATTGGATCACCCTTGTCACCTTCTAATATCACTTCAGATAAAGATGTCAATGACGATAATTGTAAATTTTCTAAAACTGTGTCAATGTCCAAGTGTAGCAGTGCAAGGTCGGGATGTAGATCGCCCACATCATCAAATCTTCCACAATGTGGGCATCGAGCATTACAGTAGCTAGTAGGTTCAAATTGTAAAGTTTGTATATCGGCCGGCGTCATTGTGCCTGCTTTGCTCTGTAGTCATCTATAGCGGCCTTAATAGCGTCTTCCGCAAGGATACTGCAATGGATCTTAACCGGGGGTAAACAGAGCTCTTCTGCAATCTGCACATTCTTAATAGATCCAGCTTGCTCCAGCGTTTTACCCTTGACCCATTCCGTGACGAGCGAACTACTCGCGATCGCCGATCCACAGCCATAAGTTTTGAATTTTGCATCTGTTATAATCCCATCTTCTACCTTGATTTGTAACTTCATTACATCACCACAAGCCGGTGCTCCTACCATGCCGGTGCCAATGCCTGCTTCGTCCTTGGCAAATGATCCCACGTTGCGTGGATTTTCGTAATGGTCGATTACTTTGTCGCTATAGGCCATGCTATTTTCCTGTTGGAGACTTGGGTGGCTGTGGTTGAGGAGCAGGTGGTCGAGGTTGTGGTGCAGTTACAGGAGGTTTTTTTAAACTTTCAAACAACTGTTGTAGGCCAGCAGCCATGCCGGTTCCAGCAATCAACATCATAAGAACAAAACAAATTTTTCTCATTTAGTTTGGTACCAATACTGTTCGATAACAATTACATGCACCATCTACCAAGGCTTCCCAATGGTACCCAGACGGTGCTGGGTATACAGGAACAGCTGGCGGATATGCTTGTTGAATATAGACCGGTTGTTGTTGCACGGCAATAATAGGAGGGCGAGTTGCTTCATATACAATAACACCACTGACCACGGCTGGTACCGCCCAGCCATATGCAGGATGATAGTAGTATGCTCCGCCGCCGTGTCGCCAGCGTTCAGCCTGTGCAGTACCTACTGAAATCAAGGTCAATAATAAAATAGTTAAAAGTTTTTTCATGTTTGCCTCCTAATTAACTATACAATATTATAAGGTCTATGTCAACCTAAATTGTTTACTGTCGGCGTTTTAATGCTGCTTTGGCATTTGAGTCTACTACATTTCGAGCTTGGTCTACTGTCATGCCGGTATTGGCTTCGGTATCGCCTTTAAAACTAACCACACCCGAAGTTGGATCTAGGGGTTCTAATACATTACTCAGTGGGGGTTTATTAATCAATGCACCCAAATTGTCCAAGGTAACATTGACCCCTAGACTTTTGGCCAAGTCAACAAAGGCCTGTTGACTGATTTGTTTTTGAGCTGATTCGTCGTTGCTACGGCCGCTCAAAAATTGAGCAAGGGCCATAAGTTTTTGTCCACTGGGATCTGCTACTTCGACAATGCGCATTATCTGCGGCCACGACCTAACGAGGCTTTTGGTGTGCCAAGGTTAGCATCCATTTCGGCATCAACATCGGGTGCTGGTATTTCGGTTGGAACTTCTTCAACAGGTGGTACAGCTGGAGCCATGTCTTGACCTGGAATGGTAGGAGCTTGACCTGTAACTACACCAAGTGCGGCTTCTAACTGTTGTTTGCTACCTTGTAGATTTTGTACAAGTCCACCCAATGCTGCATTGGCATCGTTGTTGAATTGTCCTGCCTGGTCCGCACCTACTTCGTTTTTAATTTGATCAACTAAGGCTGGAAGATCCTTGAACTGCATGCTGGTAACCTGTTCAATCATTTTTTGTACTTGGTCAACCATGTCCTGGCTGGCCAAAACTACCTGTGCCTGTTGAATCTCGCTAGCTTCACGCAATCTACGATACAAGCGACTTTCATACTGTGGAGCCATCATTGTTTTATTAACTTCAGCCTGTTCTTGAGGGGTCAATGGTTGGCCAGCTTGAGCTTTTTTCATGATAGCCTGTTGAGCTGGATCCATGTTTGACATGGCTTTTTCATGTTGTGCTTTTTGTTTAGCAGCACCAGCTGATTTGTTCATGGCCACTGTGGGATTAACTGGAGGCATGCCTTCAGTCGATGATCTGGTATTAAAATCAGCACCGGCTGTTGAGCCAACGGATACTGTAGCGCCACCGCCTTCTTTGAGTCGAGCCGATAGAAACTGTTCCATCATGACCAATTTGAGATAACTGGGATTTTGTTCACTACGATGAAATTCAGGTGTACGACGATGTTCGTTAACCAACCCACGCACACGGTTTAACAAGTTACGAGCTTGAGTGCGGGTAATAGTATCAATATTGATACGACCGCCAAAATAACTTTCAAATACCTTAGCGGCTTGCTTTGTTGGGCTGATTGCGGCCAGTTCTTGCAGTTTCATTATTAAATCCTCGTTGTTGAATATATTTAGCCCAGTTTACACATTTGGCTAATTCGTTTTCCATTTGTTTTTTTCTTATAATTTTGGTTTCTAATTTTGTACCAACACTATCTCTAAATTCCCACTGTTTGCTACGATCACCAATGGTAGTTCTAACAGTAATATCTGTGGTTAGGCTATGTAATTTGTTATCTAATTCCAGTATTTCCCTAGCTGTGTTGTAAGCATTGACCTTGTCGGCTATACACCAGCTTAAGGCTGATTTGGTGCTGTTAAAAATGCCCACTTCCGTAGCCGAGCAAAACACTTGATATCCAGGACGTTGTGGTATTATGCGATATTTTCCAAATACTTCGTATTCGCCTTTATCATTTTGCCAAATTAAGTTGTTTTCAATTCCACGAAATTCCTGGCGGAACATGTGTTCAAATTCTTGGTCTAATTTCATTTAACAACGTAGTGCATTACAAACCACCCAATAGTGGCCGTTAAAAATCCAATTATGCCCACACCCCATGATATAAGTTGGTCATTGTGTTTGTTAGACATTTGAGTCACACTTGATTTAACTTCAGCAACCATAACACACAGATGTGAAATATTTTCAGACATGGTAGACATTTTGTCCTCCAAGGCATTGTAGCGTTCGGCACACAGTTCCACATGTGCTTCTAGGCTTTTCTTTTCAATTTCGGTAGCTTCAACCATCATAATCTCCACAATAACTTCTATCACATATTTATGGAAATAGGTATAAACCAAATGTTTTGATCAGAACCCTGAGTTTTCAAAACTGGGGGTAATTCTTTGGTATTGTTTAAATGGTTGATCATGGGTATTCCGTCGGCATCTGATCGCAAAACTGCTACTGGATCTGATTCTGGTCCAAATATGCCCGGAGTTTCAATCTCAAATTCAAAACTCCAGGTTCCTTTATAATTGGTCGGTTCCACCAATTCAAATATTTGTGTACGCATGGATATCAATTGAGTTAATGTTTCCCAATTGCGTTGCTGATTTCTAGAACGATTCCAGGATGATTGGTCCACAATATCCTGGCCAGCGCGATCCTGGTATGGCAAAGACAATGGTTTGAAATACCCGGTTACGCCTGTGGCTGTAATATCGTAGTAAGTTTGGCAGGCATATCTCATGGTTTACTCAGAGTATAAAACATTTCGACTTGCTCACACAAATAATCTAATTCTGGATTATTTTTTCTTTCTTGAAAAATATCAACCCAGCGTTTTTGTTGCTCCAACTCGGCCAACTCTAATTGTCTCTCTTCGCTTTGACTATGTAATTCTCTTTGCAAAGATCCAGGGCGTCGTGCATAGACTGTGTGTCCACCATCGGGACTTTCGTATATGGTTACTTCAGTAATTTTACTTGAATGCATGACACAAATACTTAGTCAACAAAAAACCCTGGGTGTTTATTCCAGGGTTTAGTGCTAATAGATTAAACTATTATTGTGTTGTGAATGTAGCATAAGCATTGGAAGTAGCCCAACCAATGTTTAAACCACCAGATGCATTAGCACCTTGGCAAGCTGTCAAGAATGTAGCCGCATTAGCAAAAGAGCCAACTGGGAATACAGCAACGTTCAATACTGTTGGAGCAGCAGGATTTACCTGATACATAGCAACAGTACTTGTTTGTTGAATTGCTTGCAATGTGTTGGAAACAAATCCATTAACGTTACCAGCACCGCTTACACCCAATGAAGAGTTTGCGTTAACTGACCAGAAGTCTAATTTAGGACCTTGGAAGTTGGTTACTGAAGCGTTTGCTAAGTTTGCGCCTTGTGCAACGGAACCGTTCAATACGTCGGTTGCAAATACTGGTTGTGCGCCACCAGAAACTACGGTAATATAAGCCATTTTAAATCTCCTTAATATATGGTCACGGAGGACCTGCAAGTATTTACCATTTCTGGTAAAAAAGGAGACTTAGGTAGTCTGTTTGGGGTTATTTAAAGCACGATTTGCCGCGGTAAATCCACCGGCCAAACGATTCACAGCCTTGGCCATGCCAGCCGGAGTAGCCATGACCCAGCCTTCTTGACCTGGATGTTGTAGATCTAATTGACCCAAGATATCCATCTTGATAGCATGTAGCAGTTCCCAAGCATCAAATGCAGCGGCCATGGCGCCAAGATTGCTCTGTGGACTTTTTAGGTATTCTACTATGTTGCTAAATTTACGGGGACCAGCTTTTTCTAACAACCATGGCCCAAAGTCTGACAATAGATTATCAAAACTTTTACCCACACGACTGTTGATATAGTCTATGCACAGCTTAGGCAGGTCGGTAATTTGTAGGCTACGCAGATCAGTTGGATTGAACAGTTGATCTATTGCGGCGCCTTGGGTTTTGTAAATGTTGCGCAGTTGCTTGACTGCCTGTGTTTCTGGTCTGACATTTTGTTTGGCCGACATGGGTTCTAACAGTAACAAGCCAGGAACTGTTCGAAATTTAAAATTACCAATGGGCTCTTTAGGAGCACCAGGTTCTGCATAACGGGTATGCATGGCCAAGCCCACATCACTAACACCAATCCGTTGACCAATATCACTGGCTGCAGGAATACGATAGGTTATTTCGTTAGGCTTAAACACATAGTTTCCGGATTCCACAGGCGGAGTATCAGTATACAGCAGATCACCTTGAAAAAATCCACGGTAATCTTTGGGCACTGCCGCATCCAGCATGCTCCATAACTTGTCATAGATTGGAGCCAGCTCCTGGACTCGTGTGGCTGGACGACCTTGTTCGGCTGCTGCCGCATCTCTAGCGGCCAGGTGTTGACGAACCTGTCTAGGGCTGGTAAACAAGCCATTGTAGCCGCGGGCTGTAAATCCCGACACATCGGTTAAAACAAATGTTCCTGTGTCATCACGACCAAATACCAGAGCAGGTTTGCCGTCCCATTTGACTGTGGTGGTGCCGGCAGTATCTGCAGAAGTATGCTTGACAATGTCCATAGCCTGTTGAATGCCACGACTGCCTGATCGGAACACGAGATCTTCAAGATGCTCAATACCCTTGGCACGACCACCTTGCACTTGATTTTCAATAATAACCTGCATGCCTTGATTCACAATGCGGTCACGGAGTCTAGCTAGAAAGTTTACATCGCTGTACTCCAGGTATGGATCAGCACTTTCCATGGTATCTTCCAGGAATGGTAAACCTTCTCGTTCCATGTGCTGACGGAAATCGGCCAACTTGGCATCACGAGCAGGATCGGTGCCAAGTGCCTGCAAGATCGATTCTACGCTGGCCAAGTCTTGACGAGTAGCGGTCTTGTTTAACAGCAGTTTAGCCACTCGATCTGGATCGTTTGTGATCAGTTGATTGGTTGTGCGGTCAGCAATGCCACTATTTTGATTTAACTTGTAGCCCATGCTCTTGGCAATGCTGTTCATTAACACATTGCGTTCACGACCCTTGTACTTTGAATCTACCGGCATAGCGCCTAACACAAACTTGGACCAAGGTACATCCTTCATAAACATGAAGTCGGTTTGCACATGGCCACGGTCTGGACGACCGTCAATGGGTGTTTTGAAATGCACAGCCGACCCAGATTTTTTGACATAGTCTTCGGGCTTAAACCCGTGACTCACAGCCCAGGCACGGAGTTCTTGTTCTAGTTGTTCCTTTGTGACTTGATTGGCGTCCACAGCAATGTCCAGGTCACCCGAAGTGTCTTTGATGCCAGTCGACCCCAGGGTATTGTTCTGTAGATCTAAGTCTGGCAACATTTGCTCAAGCCAGGCCAAGGTAGGTTTGACATCGGCCTGATTGATGCGTTGAGTTAGAGCCTGACCGTCAATGTTCTTGAATACATTGCCGCCTTCCAGAATGTTCATGATACTTTAAATCCAGCTGCTTTTAATACAGAATCGGCCTGTGCGTTGCCTGTGGACTTGGCATATTTGCCACTTAGTTTTGCTCGGGCTCCCAACTTGCTTTTGCTTTCTTGCGAACGAGCCTGAATTCCGGCAATGGCCAATTCTAGATATTCTTTCATGGCCGCGGCAGCGGCTGGAGTTCCTTGTGAGGCTATTACTTTTTCCAAGGCTCTGGCCAATTGTGGACCCAAGCCCGACAACTGTCGTACTTCGTCCATGGTAATTTGTTCACCGGTGCCGGGCACACGGCTCAGCAGTTGCGCATCTGTCCAAGTTTCAAATGGCGATTTCTCTAGTTCAGCTGGTTCAGAAGCTGCTTTGGCCGCTTGAATTTTTTTTGCCAATTTGGCTCGATCGGCTGGGGTTGGTCCGCCAGTGGTGGCTGGTCGTATGGTGGACAAGTCATTGGCTTCATTGGTGGTAGTGTTGGATTGCTGTTGCCAGGCCGCAAGCAAGCCATTGATGTATTTTTGTACCGCAGGATCTGTTTGCACAGTCTTTAATTTTTCTGGCCAAATTTTGTTGGCATCAACCGGTTGGTAACTAGTACCGTAGCCCTGTTTCTGTAGTTTTGCAGCAGCGTCCTGTGCAGAGCCAGCAAAGTTGCCGGTGGCGGCTCCTACCAGAGTATTGAACAGTCCTTCTGTTATTTCATGAATTTGCATCAGTTTTCCTTACAGTACGAGTGAACTTAGCAGGATCTCGTTGATTGATAGCATTGATCAATTTACGCTGTAGATTCTGGGCTTGCTCTTCGCTGTAAGTAGCATCAATCTGCTCTAGCAAACGTATAGCACTGGCTATGATATTAGAAGCACGATTTTCAATCACATGGCGACTGTCGCGTTCAGCATACAGTGTTTCTAATTCTTCTAAAATACTGCGAGTTTTCTTTTGCATTTTGGGCCAGAACCTTTTTATTATTTATTAGTTTTGACCACATACATCATCACAAATAACCAGGCGTCCCTGTTCAAATGTTGGTATATTCCAAGACTTTTCAATTTGATCAAACCATTTAACACACTCATTTAATGGATATTTTAATGCGTTATTTTTTACAATTAACGGAATTAACTGTGCATTAGCAGCTTTATGATATTGTCCTGCGCCATAAGTTTTGGGATATAATCCAGTCCAACAACACGGGCTGATATCACCGGTGGAGCTAATATATATAGATTTATCATTTTTTGCTTTGCAACCAATAGAAGCCGATGGAGCTTGATCTTTAACAATATCTTCTAATAGAATTTGATCTGTTTTTTTCTTGTAAAACAATATTTCAAAGTTTTTTTCTCCGGTATAATCGCCAAGAACATGTGTAAGTTCTCCATGTTTATTGAATACTGGCGCTGTATCCCTCCCATCATTGACTAGTTGAAACTTAACAAATCCCAATTCTTTACTTAATTGGCGACAACGATCAACTTGATGCTGATTGTGTTTGAACTGTATCATTTTCCAAACAGCTTTGCCCCCTGCATTAATAAATGTTTTAGCATTTTTAATTACTATTTCCCAATTAGTATTTTGTCTATACAGGTGATGGGTGTCACTGAGTCCGTCTAGACAAAATAATACTGTTGCACCACTCAAAGCTAATTGGATCCAAAATTTTTGATCTCTTGCACCACCGTTGGTACTAATGTCAATTTCTAACTTAGAATTTTGTTCTAAGAAGTAATCTACAATATCTGGACCGTCAGGATTCATAACTATGTCGCCAAAATTTCCATTGATATTAATACTGTGCAACTGTGACAAAAAATCTGGTTTAAATATTTTTTTGGCCGATTCCAACGTAAGATTACATTCTGGATATCCGGCATTATAGGGATAGCCCCAGAAGGTTCTAGGGCACCAGGGACAACTAGCATTACACATGCTAGATATTTCTAAATGTACATTTCGAATATCTTTATATTCTATCACGATTGTTTAATTTGACCCAACAACTGTTTGAGTTTGGCGCTCTGTACATCGGCTGTAATCCGACCTGTGTCCTCTCGCTCTGCTGGATTGGCTGATTCTGCACCATTAATCATGATACTTTTTGCCTTGATTGAGTCTAATAAATTGCCGCCTGGCCGTTTGAATCCGGTCTGTTCTTCTTCGCCCGGATCAGTAATACGCATGGTTTCAATGTTATAGTCCAGATCAATCTTCATGCCTACACCTGTTGAACTACGCGATTTCATGCATTGTATCTGATACTTGCCTCGCTCACGCATGGCTCTACTTGTAAAAATGCCAAACACATTGTCTGCGGTATTGATCTTAGAGATACCACCACTAATATGACTGTGGTCAAATTCAATTTCTTCTACTGCGCTACGATTCAACTGACTAGCTGTTACAAACAGCACATTGAGCTCCTTGGCCAAATTACGCAATTCTTCACTCACATACTTGTCTTTGACAAACAGATCATTAGGACTAACCTTGGCACTAACTGGCATTAGTAGGTCCAGGTAATCACACATAATAAAATCTACCTTGATGCCTGTTTGTACCTGTACTTCTTTAATATAACTGCGAATATCATTGATGTTGCTCTGTGCTGGTAGTGCTTTGATACGATACTGTCCAGCTTTCTTGCTGACCAGCTTGACCTTGAGCTCAGTTTGATCTATGTCCTTGCGGATTTCTTTTGTACTCATTCCGGCCAACATGGCATCTGTTCTAAGCGCACATAGTTCTTCTGAAAGTTCTAAACTGATATACACACCACTCAGTCCTGCTTGCAACCAACTCAGTGCTATATTCATCATAACAAGCGATTTACCTGACCCAGATCCACCGGCAAAAATGTTTAGTTCGCCGCGACTAAATCCGCCATATAAAATCTTGTCCATCTGTGGCCAGCCTGTGCTCACTTGTCCGCCAGAATTAAAATACTTGTCGATGCGTTGTCTAGGGTCCGCCCAGTAGTCTGTACCCATGTCTTTGGTTAGACTGATTTGAACTGCATCTTTAATTAATTTTTCTACCGGATCATACTCGCCCTTTTCCAGTAGGTCGGCACTTTTTAAAATTGCACGCTCTAGCTCTTGACGACGAGTAAATGATTCAAACTCGTCCATGAACCATTCAAAGTGTCCTTCGTTAAGTTCAGGCACATGAGTTAATTTTACACCAGTTGCGGCTGCCACCTGTTCTAATGCTGGTAAGGTCTTGTGTTCATCACTATGTTTGGCAATAAACTCGGCTGCAGGCCTAAGACTGCGATCAAAGTTTTCTGGATTGTAAATGTTCTGCACACGCACATATGACTCTGCGTCTTGCAACATCATTTCTAAGAATAGTTTTTGGACATCAAGCCCGTAGTCTTTTAACAAGTTGTTTCTTCCTTAGTTCTATTTTAATTTTACTAGTTTCTCGGGCTTGCATTATAGTTATCAATGCACCTAGTCTACCCAAACGAATTACTGCATCGTTTACATCCTTAATACCGTTAGGCCACTCGGGCATACTAACAGACCATCCTAGTTCTACTGCACGGTCTACTAGCTTCATGCCAGCTGTGTCCTGGTCTGGCACTACAACAACTTCATTACCGAGACTACGAATTAGTTTAACCTGCGCATCGTTAATCTCTGCGTGTAATACTGCAAGTCCATTGATACTCAATGCATCAAATACACCCTCAACAACAATAGAATATTGCCAGGTGGCGCTTTGTAAGTCTGTACCAAATACATAGCCATGCTGTATGTCTTGAATATACCTGGGTGTACGATCATCTAAAAATCTTGTTGTATGCCCTACCACTTGATTATTGTGTGTGAACGGAATTACAACACCCGGGCGCGGCATTGTTTTATACAAAAATGGATAGTCCAGAGGCACACATCTTTTACGCAAATATTCTTCAGCTTGTTCGGTGAGTGGTTGTGTATCAGCGGGTAGGTCTCGATCTTCAAATTCAATACTTTGTAATTGTCGTACTACTTCTTGACGCTCGCCCAGCAAACCTTCAATGGATTTGTATTTTAAACTTTCAAGATTAATGCGTTCAATTTCTTCTTGCGGTACCGTTAGCCACTCTAATAACTTGCGAGCTTTAAATGTCAAGTTACGGCCCAATACAAAACTAGCAGTATAGCCACAGTTAAAACAGTGATATGACCACGATCCATCTGTACCGGGCTTGATGCCGCCACGCTGTCGTTTGTCCTGTGTGTCGCCGCGATGCACACAACAAGGTGCGTTGAAACTTATCCAGCCCGAACTTGTTTGTTTTCTTTTATTAGGTAAAAAGGAAATCACATCGATCATGCTATTAGTATAACAGATCGTTTGGCAAATCGCAACTAGATTAGATTATCTATAGTAGAGATTTTCCACAAAACCGGTGCCAATCAAAACCATAGCACCTTGTTGATTTGGGGGAACCGGATAGTAAGGAGTGTTTACTCCGGCGTTGGGGACTAACCAATAACCCGATCCGCCGTGTGTAACCGTAATACTTTCGATTGATCCATTGCCGCCCAATGTAGCTACAGCGGTAGCTCCTGAACCGTCACCTACAATTGAAATCTGTGGCGGTGCCAAGTAGCCAGCTCCGGAATTCTGGACCACAATATCAGTTACCACGCCATTATTACAAATAGCGTAGGCACTAGCTGGTACACCTTGACCATTCGGTACAGCAAAAATACTGTTGTTAAAACAAAGACGCATTAGCGGATACCAACCAATCACATTCATATAAATGGTGCCGGTATGGTTATAATAAGTAGTCGACTCAGTGGCATTGATAGGAACTGATTCATAATTTTCGGCCCATTGTGCTTTAATAGTTCCGGTATATCCAACCAGGTCCATTTGAATTGTAGTAATACTGTTTTGTGGTTCAATAAAACTACTATAAAATTCAGTGTTTAGAAAACTGTTCCAATAATTGCCGCCATTAGGATTGCCATTCCAGTAGTAATCTGAATAGCTTGGATAGTTGGCAAAGCTAGCACCATCATAACTACCTTGTGCTGACATTTTAACTGTAGGAATAGTAAGTGGCCAACTGGGTACATATTGCGGAAATACGCTGTTAACAATATCTACAGGAGCCCGTGCCCCTGATTGTGCATTGGTAAACACTGCTTCGTTGAGATTTCCGCTAGCACGACTTATACTATAGCTTGCCGGTTGAGCTAGCACTTCCAATAAATCTGAACCAGATATAGTTACTTTAGCACGACCCAATGCAGCATTCAATATGACCATGGGCTCCTCTACCAGTATTTCAGTTCCTGCGGTGTTGATTACACGGAACATAAAACTGCTACCTGTTATATTTACAGGTTTTTCCTCTTGATTTATGAATTGAAACAACAATACGTTGTCAACTCCTTTATTGATAGTTAGTTTTTTAGCGTACACGGGGTTATACCTATAAATGAAAGATTCTCCGTCGACGGTGTCTATGGTCAGCACTGATGTTATCTGTTGGTATATATAGGCGTCGGTAGAATACATAAGTGTATTTATAGTTTCACCAGACTGTTCCAAAACATAAATATCCCATATTATGAATAAAGATGTTTTTGAACAATTGGCCAAAAAATACCCATTTATAACTCTGTGTGTGTATGCCAGCACCGAGTACCTGGGCATTATACAAAATCAAGATGAAACTATAACCACCATCTACGATTTTGGCAGTATTCAGGATTTAGAAGCTAAACGCAAATTCTTAGAATTAGCCAACATTTGGTGGTGGGAATCAAACCGTAGTATACCCATCAACATATTCCTTAAAACAGAGTGGGATATTTTTAAATCTTGTCTAAGAACTTTTGTCAATAAAGATTTGGAAATACTACATGGACCGGTGTGCAGTTTAAGCGAAATGAGTCGTAAAAAGTCAAAACGCCGTAGTATTACTCTAGTCCGTCGGATGGACTAAGCAGATTCATATGTAAGGCCACTAGGGCTGCGTAACCAATGGCATGCGCATGTTTAAATACAAAACCCTTACTATCATCACCGTCCCATACTGATTCAAACACCTCAGCCCAAGGTCTATTTTGTAAGTGTGCCTTGCCCGGTCGAATAATACTGATAAATGCTGCCATTCTTGGTATTGAATCTGGTTGCATTGATTGTAGTAAATTTGTATAGTTGCCTACATGCACCAATTGTTGAGCCCACACAGGATCGTTCCATAGGCGTGACCAATTAGGCTCTCGAGATAACATCTCTTGGTAATGTTCAGGATTAGTAATCGATTGATAAACCGACATGTTTAACAAATCTATTTTAAAGTAACCCAATTGTTCGGCTGTCTCATAATCTATAGACGCACACTGGTTAACAGGATCCCATGGAATATCAGTCACATATACACCAGAATTGTGTCTACGCACTTGTCCTTGATGCAACTGTCGTGCTGGTATTACTTGTATTAATTTTAACAATTGATCTCTGTCAGCTAGATCAATATCAATGTCTGCGCTCATTACCATCCTGCTTTCTGCAATAAATCTTTTACATACTCTTGATCGGCTGTGTAATCTTTAAACTTTCGCATCCAAAAATCACTATCAATATAAGGCCATATCATGGCAATCTGTGTGGCATCCAGTTCTGATAAAAATTTCTGCCACGATTCACAGTTGTAGATGATCCAGGGACTAATACGACCCGATGCCACAGCATAAGCCATTGAGTTGGAATTTCCGTATCGCAAACAATCGTGCGGAGGGTTTCCGGTTTGTTCCGACCAGTCAATTCCAAATTCAATTGCACGAGCCAAAGCATCATTTACATTTTCCACACGCAGGTAGTCAGTCAAGTATTCATTGTACACCGAGTCACGGGCCCAGTGGTCCAACTTCTTGTTTTGCTTTAAGACCCACTCAACAAAGCGCGATGGATTAATAGCACGGATATCTACACAGTAACGACCAAACTTTAGAAAGGCCTTGTAGTAAGGACTATCAGCAAAGTCATCAAAGGTTTTTAACTTGGCACTGCCCTGCGTCAATTCATAGAATTTTAAGTAGGCATTAAACCCAAGACGAACCCCAGGTTCGTCTTTCTCTTGTCTACGACGACGCGGCTCACAGCTATGTACCGCAAGGCTAGACTCTTTTATAAAGTCTTTCCGACAATACTGGCAGGTATATTTCATTTTTTAACTTCTTGTCCTAGCTGTTTTAGATAAGCATCTATATCTCGTTTGGTGTTGAGTTGGGCCATGAGATTGATTTCATCGTCCTTGAGTTGTGGATACAATTCGGCCAACTGTTTACGAATACCCGAAGCACCGGCTTCTTTTTTGCGTGGAGCAATCCAGGCATGTCGTTGTTGGCCCAAACCTGGACTAACTGCTGTAGCACACAACCATTGTAGCTTGGGATGGCGGGTAATGTCAAAAAACCGCTTGTTCAAGTAATGATTGCAACTCTGTAAATAGTAGCCCTGTAGTTCCACACCGCCTTGCACAGACGATCCCCAGCGAATCATAAGATAGTTTGAAAACTTTTTGCGTTCTTCATCAGTTAAACTGTCGTAAAACTTTCTGTTTTTACGATCAAACTCTGACATTTCGTTAGCAATAGATAATTTGTCCATTAAGTTGTAGTCTGTAAAAAATTATAAAAATGCTGATAGTTATATTTTACTATATCTTGTGCTAGATTGCAATTATATCCATCCTGAACAATAGCATCCATAACCAATTTCATTCTAATCCAGCGTTCTACTCCTTCGTATTGGTCATAATTTTCATCCCACAAATCCGAAAAAGTTTTAAAACCTGTTTGTTTTAGATTATCTAAAAATCCAACTGGACCAAATAACAAAAATGGACGACATCCGATTATGGGCCTTGCTGTTTTTTCTGTTGGGAAAAAAGTTTCGCCTCGTGTAACCGTTTCGGCTATGATTTCAATTTGAAATTGATTATAAAAAGTCAACAAAGAACTATTTGCAGTAGGGGATGGCCCATAATGATCATCAATAGTGGTATTGTCAATTGATCCAATATTATAAATGTGCTCAGGCCACCAAGTTCCTCGAGATCCGCTACTGAGTTTATGATTTTGTTGTATACTAATCAAACAATGTTCTTGATAATGATCGAGTATATCTTGAGCCATGGTTGCCCTGTCTTCTGTATATCGTTGCATAAACAAACCAAACAGTTTGCCAGTCAATGTTAAGGGACGGGCATCACAAAAATATGGTGCGCCTGTTTTGGTAAAAAAATGTGTGAGTTTTAATACTGGATTATCATATTGATAAGGAATTTTTTCGAATTGATTAGAAGTATCAATTTTAACAGTAGTAGGATCTCGTCCTGTGGCAATTACCCATTGGTCAATTACCTTTAGTATTCCAGACGCTTTAAGACTTATTCCTTCGTGTTGCATGTGAACTATCACGGTATCAAATTTATCAATGGCATACAGTTGTTGTGTCATTTCAATTTGATTCAGCCACTTGTCACCAGAGGTATAACAATTAACTGTGATTGTCACTACCAGGCCTTGTTGTAGTCAACAATCTCACAGTTACGACTAATGTCTTTGACAAAATATACACAATCAGGTTCGTTACTATCGTCAACCGGTACACACAACATTTGCCCATTTTTGAGTTTGGGTGCGTACCAGGTAACTTCTTGATACACATCTACAATTTCAATGTCAAGGAAGCTGGGGCGGAAACTGCTGAGTGGATTAAATTGAAAAGCCTTGAACCCTCGATCATTTATAGCAGTAAGCGGTAATACTTCCAAGTCACCCAAGTCAGGTTCGCCAATTAAGATTTGCCAATCCACCGGCATGCGTACAATATTTGTGCCAATACGTAAGACCAGAGCAGGGCTGGTAAAACTTTCCAAAAAAATCAAAGGAATATAATGATAATCCGGATCCTGCGGGTTGCTATTATCCAAGATAGCAAATCGCATGTCGTCAACTTCTTCCGGAAGATGATCTAAATCGTATGCTTGATTATGGTCTAAGGTTAATATTTTCATACAATCATTATAACATATTTGTTTGTAGTTGCAACCTTTATTTCCATTCTATGGTCATTTGCAATAGAATTTTGGAAAAATAATCATGTGCTACTTGAGGATTATGATTTATTGTAGTGGGTTCAAATCCATAGGGCATTGACCAAGGTAGCTTATCGTTCCAAAGACTATGACCAACAAATGACCAATCACAATTTATCATACCGGTGGACGGAATCAAAACAAATGGTATATTTAAACTCATGAGTCGGCGAACTCCGTCAGCTATGATAAAATAATCTTTCATAGTTGCAATGGCATTGTTATGCATATAAGCAGTATACTGCTTTACGGCTTCTAGAATTGCAGGAACATTTGCCGGATCTTCATAGCCCTTAGGCAACAGGTCAGCTGGAAAACTACCTATACTGTCACTAATAATTTTAGGATTTAAATTATCAATGTTATTGGCACTATCTGAACTGTAATGTATATAACCCACATCTCGTATGTTGATTGGTAGATCGATCTTTTTTGCCTGTGCCTGTATAGGCAAATCAATTCGATCACTGCTAGTAGTTCCTATCACTACAAAATCAGCGTCTTGCTGAATGGCTTCTTCTATTTGCAATCTGATTAAAAAATTTGTTGCTCCGGCACGACCTAAACTAACATGTTTAAAGTTTTTTTCTTGTGCATACAGATCTAAGAAACTAGTAATAGCATGACACCCACCAAAATCAACGGACATAAAACTACAACCACAGGTGTATAATTGTTTTATTTCCACTCTAATTTTTCTTGTGTAAATGGATAGTTGGCTTCTTTATAAAACTGTTTGCGTTTAGTCAGATGTCGTTTAGCAAACTTACAGTTGCTGGTTACATCCCAGATTTGTACATGGTCTTTGTCTTCGGCCTTGCGTATGCCTCTTCCAATGCTTTGTATGACCCGCACAAATGATTTGCCAGGTTCCACAAGAACAAGATTAAAGATACGGGGTATATTAATACCAACAGCAGCAACACCATAGGTAGCCACAATAATTTTTCCAGTAGCTTCGGCCACTTCATCATATTCATCTTGTCGATCCTTTGCTTTGGTTGCACCTGATACCATCACAGCACGATCGCCTAGGCGTTCTATTAAGCCTTGTCCTGCGGCAATGCGATCAACTAATACCAGAGTATTGCCTGTCAGATTAACCTGCTGGATTAGATTGGCAATGGTATCTAGTCTGTCGGGTTCTTCTAACAGAAATTTGAGCTCGCTTTGATAATTGGCAAATTCTGCGTGATCTACCAGCTGTACAATGTTCACATGACACTGTGCCAACACACCACGATCCTGCAGTTCGCTAGCACTGAGTTGATTGATCACAGGACCTAGACTACAACGAAGTGCCTGGAATTCAAATGGTTCTTTGGGTATGGTTCCTGTAAGTCCCCAGCGCAGGGGTATACGGCTCATTACACCAGTCAACAAGGTTTTTAGTGCGTCGGCCTTGGCCATATGTACTTCGTCTACAATCACGCACACCACATCTTCCAAGAACTCCTGTATGGTACAATCACCTACCCCCGATTTGGTATTTTTTAACAAGACATTTAGGCTTTGCCAGGTACAGATGGTATGTTGACGACCCCACTCCTTACGATCGCCAAAGTATACCCCTACATCCTGTTGCATGTTCACATAGTCTTTTTCTGTTTGTGTAACTAGACTCTTATTCGGTACAATCACAATGGTACGGCCGTGTGGTGCTACTGCATTTGATAGTGCGGCCGTGATCACAGTTTTGCCTGCGCCTGTGGCAATCTCTTGGATACATTGTGGATTCTCAAGAAAGTTATTGATGATTTCCACTTGATAGTCACGCAGGGCCATGGGTTGACCTTCTATGGGGTGTCCCTTGGGCCAGGCTATGTGGCTGAATGTGGATTCGGTGACCTGTTTGAAAGCAAAATTGACACTGTAGTCTCGCTGATCATCCAGCTCAATGTCATAGTTAAACTTTTCTAAGATGGGAATAATTTCGGGCAGGAGATTTACATAGGTGCTACCACCCAGTTGAAAGTATGAAACCTTGCCGTCCCACCGTCCAAGACGCACCGCTGGCAAGTATCTAGCACCCGGAACATCATACTTAAATGCATTGACTAAAGCTCTGCGAGCATCCAGCTCAAGGCCTTCGATCTTTATATTGACTTCATCACGGATTATAATTCTAGCTGTTCGCATACGGATAGTGTAACATACTTAGTTGGGCAAAGTCAAAAAAACAGGCCCCTAAAGGCCTGTTGTCAAATGGGTAGAGTTTCATCTACCCAGGAGCTACCAATACTTACCAAGCCGTTTGCTTGATTAAGAATTTTTCATACAGGTTGTAGCAGCCAGGGCCTTCCAGTTTTCGGCTGATACCTTGGTCAAGTCCGCAATCTTCAACGCCATACGCAGGCTAATTTCACGCAAGCGATTCTGGTTAGTTTCCATAAACGCAATAACTTCATCACCTTGTTCTGAGCTAAAATCGTAATCGGCAAACAACTCACCTTTGAGGTAGATCTGCTTGATACGCAGGAAACGATCACGCAAGGTGTTAAGAGTCAAGTCAATAAAGTGACAACGACTTTGTAGTGCTTCTAAATGGTCTTGCAACTTCTTGCTCTTAAGATTTTGGAACTGTAGATTGGTAATAAAGATGCAGGAACCTTTGAAGTCAAACATGTCTGGAACGCCTTCACGACGCAACATGGCACTATCACTGTTCCAGTAGATACGACGCTTCTTGCCCGAATCTAGGGCGGCCTTGAGAATGTTCAAGCTCAAGTCATCTTGGAACACAGAGTCACAGTCGTCAAATACGATCACATTGTTCCGGTCAGAATGTTTATATAGAGTGCAATACAGGCCAATTGGAGTCATGGCACCTTTGATCACTTCATACTTGACACGACGACCCGACAACTTGTCAAACAGGCCTGAATGCTCTAGCTGTTTTTCCACACCAAAAGATTTGCCTACACCAGGAGGGCCAACTACAATCATAGCACGGACATCGCCGGCAATGGTGGCCTTGGTCATTTGGTCAAGAATGTCAAAGCGTTCGCCGATACGGGCAATAACTTCTTCATCAGTTTCCACTGGTGCCTTGTTATGAACATGCACCTGCGGATGAGCAATAGGCGCTACAAATTCACCTGCGGTAAACTCTACATCTTCAATCGTGTTTACATTGACACGAACTACTTCTGGTAAGTCTGGGCCAAAAAAGCCATCTGATTTCACAGTCACATAGCCTCCTTTGGCTCCTGTTTGGTAACCTTTAACTAAATTAAAGATCATGTTGTTTACGGGTTGATTACGGTATGTTCCGTTTTTAATAATTACTGTACTCAAGGTTAGCTCCTTTTTGTTAACTATACAACTATTATACTATATTGGCAATTTCTGGTCAACCTACGCTTTACGAGCAATTAAATGCTCTGCTAGACTCAATAATTGCATTGGTAAACGCTCTGAATATGCTTCTGCTTTATACTTGTGCTGGACACCTAAATAGCGGCCATAAATGACATTAGCAGCATCTATTTTATTAACAGCA